GGTTATACATTAGTAAATTATACCGAAGATGAGTTAATTGAACATTATAAAAAAGTATCTAATTCTTTAAAATTATATAGAAAAAATAATAAGGTAACATATTCTGAAGAAACAAGAAAATTACAATCAGAAAAAAAATTAGGAACTAATCATTGGATATACGGAACACAAAGACCTAATGATGTAAAAGAAAAAATTAGTAAAAAATTAAAAGGTATTAAACATACCGAAGAAAGAAAAAATAAAATGAAATTAACAAATCAAAATAGACCTATGGTAACATGTCCCTATTGTGGGAAAACCGCAAAAAAACATAGAAACATGGTAATATATCATTTTGATAATTGTAAAAATAAGTATTTATAAAAAATAAAATTATGTTAGAAGTAAAAAAATTTTCAGCAAGTTGGTGTGGCCCTTGTAAAGCTTTGGCCCCTATAATAAATGATGTAAAATCTCAATTTCCTAATGTATTATTCAGTGAGCACGATGTTGATTCGGATTATGAATTAGCGACTAATTTTGGAGTTAGAACAGTACCTACGGTGGTATTATTAAAAGATGGTAAAGAAATACAAAGACTTTCGGGTCTTTCTCCTAAATCAACTTATATTAAAGTGATTAACGAGGGTATTAATAACTAAAAAATAATATATTGTATTCAAAAGGTTAGAAATTAATTCTAACCTTTTTTTATATATAAAAAGGTACATAACCATTTTCATATTCATTATATTTATGAATATGGCTGTAGATTTAACAACAACATACGGGATAAACTTTCCTTTCCAAGATAGTACAACGGGTCAATATCTTCAAATGACTACTGCTTCGGAAATTGAAGTTAGATCCAATCTTATCCATTTGATTTTAACTGAAAAAGGTAGTAGATATTTTTTACCTGATTTTGGAACAAGAATTTATAGTTATATATTCGAACCAAATGATTCAGTAACATATGATCAAATAGAAGAAGATATAAGAAATGCGGTTAAAAAATATTTACCAAATTTAGATATTCAATCAATAGACATACAAGATGCAATAGATGATCCAACTTATAATATACAAACTGCAGGATCTAATGAAGATAGTAGATTATTCAGAGCAGGTAATATTTCAGATGCACCTTACACAGCAACAGTAAAAATAAATTATACAGTAAATAATGGGGCATTTTCGTCCTCAGATTTTATAATTTTAAACATATAATATGGGTAAACAAATATCATACGCGGTTAGAGATTTTGCGGGTTTGAGACAAGAGTTAGTAAATTTCACAAAAAATTACTATCCAAATTTAATTCAGAATTTTAATGATGCTTCAGTATATTCCGTATTGTTAGATTTAAATGCTGCCATTTCAGATAACCTACATTTTCATATTGATAGAGTTTGGCAAGAAACAATGTTGGATTATGCTCAACAAAGACAATCTTTATTTTTCATTGCAAAAACATATGGTTTAAAAATTCCTAACACAAGACCTTCTGTAACATTAATTGATTTTTCAATAAGTGTACCCGTTAATGGAGATAAAGATGATATGAGATATGAAGGTGTTTTAAAAGCTGGTGCACAAATTTCAGGAGGAGGACAAACATTTGAAACAATAAATGATATTGATTTTTCGAGTCCATTTACATTAGACGGTACCCCCAATCGTTTGAAAATACCAAACTTTGATAGTAATAATAGATTAATTTCATATACTATTACAAAAAGAGAACCTGTCGTGAATGGTGTAACAAATGTTTATAGAAGAGTTATTACGTCAACTGACCAAACACCTTTTTTGAAATTATATTTACCTGAACAGAATGTATTGGGTGTTACTGCAGTAATTCACAAAGATGGTACGAGTTATAGTTCAAATCCAACTTCAGCTGAATTTGCAACAAGTCCAAATAAATGGTATGAAGTTGATTCATTGATTCAAGAAAATATCTTTATGCCTGACCCTACTTCAGTTTCAGACAGTAATAATTTTTTGGCTGGAACATATATTCAAACAGATAATAAATTTGTTACTGAATATACACCCGAAGGATATTTTTCATTAACTTTTGGATCAGGAAACGTGAATCCATTATCAAACTTAGATAACTACATAAACGGTTCATTACAAGTAAATTTAGCTACATATTTGAATAACATGTCATTAGGTGCTATACCTCCTGTAAATTCAACCTTATTTGTCCAATATCGTGTTGGAGGTGGAAAAGCTTCTAATTTAGGGGTTAATACAATTACAAGTGTGGATAACATTATTTTTAATGTAAATGGACCGAATTCAAACATTAATAACCAAGTTATACAATCATTGACAATAACTAATCCAGTACCAGCAATAGGTGGAGCTGATCAACCATCGATTGAAGAAATTAGGTCTATGGTTTCATATAATTTTGCAGCACAAAACAGAGCTGTAACTCTTAATGATTATATGTCATTAATTCAGTCAATGCCTTCTACATATGGTGCACCAGCTAAAGTAGGTGTAATGGAAGTAAACAATAAAATTCAAATAAATTTGTTGTCATATGATGGTTTAGGTAATTTAACGGATACAGTATCAACCACTTTACAGAATAATATTTTAAAATATCTTTCACAATATAGAATGGTCAATGATTATTTGAGTGTGAACGCAGCTGAAGTAATTGATTTAGGATTCCAAATTGATTTAGTAGTAAATAAAAATATAAATCAAACAGATATTTTATCTAATGTTATTTCAGAAACATCTTCTTATTTATCAGTTGATGGTAGAAAAATGGGTGATCCTTTATTTGTGGGAGAACTAACACAAATTATCAATCAAATAAATGGTGTAGTAAACGTAGTAGATGTTAGAGTATACAATAAAGTTACTAGCCCTTATTCTTCGGCTCAAGTTTCTCAACCATATGTAGATCCAATTACAATGGAAATACAACAACAAGATCAAATTATATATATGAAATCTAATCAAATTTATCAATGTAGATTTCCAAATACCGACATTTTGGTAAGGGTTAAAACTTTAGGTTCGACTACATATTAAAAACAATTTTCTTTATATTGATAGAAAATTAAGATTTTTCTATTTATATAAAGAATGGCACAAAAATACAGAATTTCAACGGATATAGGGGTAGATAAACTTATCACAGTTGAACTTAAACAAGAATACGATATTTTAGAGATTCTTTCACTTAAGTTCACCCAAACAAATGCATATACTTCATTTTGTTCAGATTATGGTGTAGTGGTAGGTAGAGTTACCGCAAATAATGGATTCGGGATACCAAATGCTAAAGTTTCTATTTTTATACCACTAAGTGATGTGGATGCAAATGACCCTGTTATTTCAGCTTTATATCCTTATACTCAAATAGATGATTTAGATCAAAACAATTATAGATATAACTTATTACCTTCGAGACAACAACACGGAGGTCATACACCAACAGGAACTTTTCCAGATCAATCAGATATACTGAACAGAGAGGAAATTTTAGAAGTTTTTGAAAAATATTATAAGTTCACAGTTAAAACAAACATATCAGGTGACTTTATGATTTGGGGTGTTCCAACAGGACAACAAACTTTACACATTGATGTTGATACTTCCGATATAGGTTGTTTTTCTTTAAGACCTGACGATTTCTCGAGACAAGGCGCAGGGGTAGATAAATTTAAAAATAGTTACACTTTTAAAGCGTCTGAAGATTTAAACAGTTTACCTCAGATTGTTACATTCAACAAAACAATACAAGTTTATCCTTTTTGGGGCAATACGGATTTTTGTCAAATTGGAATTTCAAGGAGTGATTTTGATTTATCATCTGCAGGTGTTAAAATTGAACCCAAAGCGATGGTTATTGGTGGAATATTCACCGACACTGGAAAAAACGCAATTGATAAAAACTGTATTCCAACTAAAAATATGGGTTCTAAATGTACCTTAGCGTCACATAAAGGTAAGATAGAAGCATTAAGATTCACATCTCAATTTGATGAATACAATAGACCAATAATTGAAGAATATGACTTACACGAAGACATTCCTGAGGATGGAAGTTTTGTGTTTAGTGTTCCTATGAATATGGATTATTTGTACACTAATGAATTTGGTGAGATGGAATACACTAATAATCCAAATAAAGGTATTCCAACCTCTGCTTGTTATCGTTTCAAATTCACGATGAAAGATGAAGGGTTAGAAAGAGTAAGAGTAAGAGCATCTTATTTGGTGCCGAATATTAGAGAATTTCAATCAATTGATGGAACAGAACAAGAAAAATCTTACGCTTGGACAACTGAATATAGTGGATATCCTACAGACGCTCAAGATCTAATTTTATATGGTGAAAATGGATTCTTCTATCCACAAGATTATTTCTTCAGATTCCATTATGCTAAAGTTTACACAGTATCATCATTCCAAAGTACATTAATACACGGGAGTTTCTTAGGTTCCAATAGATTTTTAGGAATCAAAGAAATACACCCACCCGAGGATAAAGATTGTTTGAATAGTGTCGTTACACCTCCAATAAATTTCGCATCAAAAAATACAGGATTGAATTTTCCTGTTATAATTGCTGATGTTGTAACGTTTATTCAATTTATTTTTTCATTAATTAAATTAACGATATTCGAATTCTTCGGTTCTTTTTTATATACTGTAGGCCAAGCTTTATATAATATTTATTTTGGTTGGCCTTTTAATTGGAGACCATTTGGAAGAATTGGCGAACAATTTAAATCAGGTGCTTATTCAATTGCAGCGGCTGGTCAATTTACACTCCCCTTAGTTATTTATGATGATTGTGAACTATGTACAAATGACGATACAAGTTTAACACACGGCATCAATGTAAACAATTATTGTAAAATAGGTGAATTATCATTCAACGTTATTTATGGAGTAAAAAATGAATTTAATGGGAATGAATTTGCTAATTACGCTCTGTTTTACATTACTGGTAACACTGCAGGAGATAGTTTTGAAAATCCAGGACAACCTGCTAGAGACAGTGATGCAGGATGTTTAAATTCTTATAATGGATTCACAGGTGGAACATACACTAATATGAATTCATTAACAACAACAGATTTATATGGGAATATAATACCGGAAATTGAAATGGTTTTTGGTGGGTACAATAATTCTTGGTTGAATAGTGCTGAGTTTGGAATTTCAGGGACAAGCGGAAATGGTAATTATCAAATTCAATATCTTAATGGATGGGGTGGTACAAACTTACCTGCAGGGTATGTTATATTGATACCTTATTCTGATTTACAAAATTATCTTGGTATAAGTGATATAACACAATATCCTTCAATACAAGTTAATGGTCCAATTGAATCTAGTTATAAACAAATTTCAGGTTATACAACCTATGCAGCTCTTTATGATTTGGCTCATACTCACAGTGGTGCAACCATTTATACAGGTGTGACTCTTGAAGAGGGTTGTGCAATGTATAATAGAGTTTACAATAAAAGTATACCAAAAGAAGTTATTTGGTTGGAAGGCGAAACCCCTTATGGTTTACCTACAACACCTGTTAACTATTCTGAAATTACGAATTCAACTCAATTATTGAATAATACAAAATCACCAGGTATTGTGGAACTTACAATTACTAACACCAATAATATTTTAGCAGATAAAAGTAGATTACCTAATGGTGGTGTTGATTGGATAATTGGTGGTGAATGTTGGTATATTAATAATCAACATAGATTACCCCAAGCAATAAATTGGGATAGGTTAGGTAAAATAACATATAACAGACAAACAAAAACAGGATTTTCTGAATTTAGAGGAGGTGTTTTTTCAATAGTACCTTCCATAGATGGTGTATCAATATACAACATAAATGCAATTAGAGAATGGTACAGAAGAAAACGAGTTGGTATTGCTTTTTGTGGAGGTATAGTGAATTATTCATTTATTGATAACTGGTTATCAGGTTCATTATATTTTTATCAATTTAAAATGAAATTAAAAGGTGCATTTGCTAAATTTTGTAACACAATTGCACATTATTCGCCATCACAAAATACTTTTTATTATAGGTCAACAGTTTACACTCCACCAACTACAAACTATTATCCATTCACAGGTGGTACTTGGGGTTATGAAGGAGGTTCCGTGGGTACCAATTATGTTACTTTGGGACATCCAACTACATTTGTTGATTTAGGACCAAGAGATGTTTTTATCGGTGAAATTTGTACCGATTCAACATTAGACCCAAATTGTTCTGTTGCACGATCAATAGGACCGACATCTTGGAAACAATTTAGTGAACTTGTTGCATTTGCAATAAATTACAGACAAGATACAACAAATGATACTCAACAAGTAGAAGACTATTTCAGTGAGAATAATGCTGAAGGAGTTTTTGGTGGATTGAATATTTTTGATGGTGATATTGTTCAATTATTATCAATCAATAGCGAAGCAGGTATAGATGCATTCGATATGACAAGTGCAAATTATATTTCATATAATATAGGTCAGTTAGATCCTGTTGATGAATATTTTGTTTTCCAAAATGGAACTGGCTCATATGGTCCCGTACCTATCACAATGCAATATGATGATAAAAGAAATTCATCTTTCGGACCAAAAACCCGAGAATGTTTGAATCAACATTTAGGAGAAACAGCTCAATCTGTTCCATATTTTTTATGGGATAAAAAGGGTACAGGTTTCGGTTCTTATACTTCACCAAGTTCACAATCTTGGGATTATGCAAATGTGCACGTTGCTCCTTTACAAGGAACACCTGCAGTTAATTTCGGTGTACCAAATCATATAACATTAGACCCTTATTTATTACCACCGATGAGTTATAATTATTCTGGTTATACTGTAACAGGTGAAACATCGTTTGCAGAAGAATTTGATGTTGTAGTTTTAACAAGTGACCCAACATATATTTCAGATGTGGACACTTTAAGTGAATATGTTGATACAGCATTCAATCAATTTAAAATTTTGATTGCAACAAGTGGAACTATAACTGACCCATTATCAGGTAATTTATACATAAGATTGAATGGACAATGGAATCCATATACATCAGGTGCAGCTATACCTTGGACACCACAATTAGCATATAGTGTATGGCCTACAGTTGATCCATACACATCACATAAACAAATTTTATCAACTCCATTCTTGTATTATTTTGGTTTAAGACCAGGTAATACTGCGATTGATAAATTGATAGAAAGATTCGGCCCTATATCAGGCTTCACGACAGTTAACTAATGAAAAAGAAAATTGTATTACCATCAGCTAGATATCAAGGTGCACCTAATCAAGATTTAAATTTAACAATTAAACTTGATAATAGTGATGTACAACTAAGAGAAGGTGATATGGATATATCACTAGACGTTTTACAACTTTTTGATGCTGAAAGAAATCAATCAATTGATTATAAAATTTATGGTAAATTGAAAATGATTTTCAGAAATATGTACAGCGGTGATACTGAAAGTTACGAACCATTAAATCAAAATTTATATTTAGTAGGTGATGGTTCTAATGATAATTTTACAGGTTACTTACCATACAACGAATTTGCATTTTTAAGAAATGATGTTTTGAGAGAAGTTAATATGCCTATGAGTGGTGATACTTTAGGTACATTTACTCAAAACATAGTTTTAAGTGGTGATACAAGTCATACTACTATTACTCCAATAACTGCACCATATCAGAATTGGAATTTTTATCTAAGCTATGTGTATGATCAGGATTCAAATTACCCTATGGGTTACACAACTTCGGGTGGAACTTATTTTCCGTTTTTATCTGGTGATGGAATACCTTTTGAAGTAACCAATGATGGGACCTATTATAATTTTACATCTATGGTTCCCCATAATATGTCACTTGGTGAATATATTGTAATAACAGGATTTTCAATATCAGGCGTACCAGTAAGTCCAACTAATTTAACAGGTACAACTTTTGCTATAGATGGTTTGGGTAATGCTACACATAATTCAGAAAAATATGTTGTAAATGTTTTGATGAATCAATTTCCAACAGGTATTACATTTAATGAAGTTATTATTGGAAAAAGATGTATCGACATAAAAAACATTACCGGTACAACATCCACATATTATGTTCATAAAATGAAAACATTGACAGATGTTAATGATTATATCTTAGATAAAGTAGGTTTCGAATCTCCTATATGGATGGAAGAGAAGAAAATGTTATATCAAAATAGTCAGGGAATTTATGATTTTTTAGTTGAAAGAAACAGAATGGAATCTGTTGTTTTTGATATAAAAGAACCTTTTGCGTTGAGCGGTATTACCAATAATATGGGATACACACCTACAGAATTATACGTAAGTGTAATTTTTAGAAATGGAAATGGTTATTTTGACTATCCTGTTAAAGTTGGTTACAAATTTAATTTCCACGATACTTGGATAGATAATTATTTTTCAGGAACAACTTCATTAGAAACGGGAATGACATATACTAATTTCATTCATAGTGGTATTACATTTAAAAGTGGAAATACATTATCTATCGGAACAGTTTTAACAGGTGCATTTGTTGAATATAATGATAAAGATTTTGCAGAAACAATTATTAGTGAAGCATTTCATAAATTTTATAATCCACCAAATATATTTTGGTATGGTCAAACAGGCCATAGTATGACATATAATGGTTTTATGTTTAGCGGGGCAACAGCAGAAAATCCATTTGGTTTATTTTACCAACCCTTTTATAGAAATATGGTGAGACAATTATCACCTTATGTTGAAACTTCATCAACTAATGACATTTATAATTTACCCGAAAATTGTAGATATGTAGAATCGACAGGATTATGGGAATGGCGAGATTTATATGATCAAGGTTATATTGACCCAGATGGTTATGGAACAAATTTTCCATTTATAAATGGAACACATTATGTTCATTCAGATATTAATTTTTATTTGAGAAATGAAGCTTCTTACAATAATAAAGTAAATGGAATTCGAAATTTCAATAACGTTAAAATAAATTGTTAAAATGGAAATATTAAAAACTGATGGTGTAAATTATCAAATTACTATACCGCAATCTACTGAATTTAGAACAGATTTGGGGTGGCAAGAAAATTTCCAACAATTTGAAGATGAGACCATACAACAAATTATTAACCCAATTATAAATTATGAAACTGTAAGATATGTACACGAACCTTACACAGCTAATACAGGAGTTTATCAAACTGACATATGGTTTACATTTCAATTTTTAGATAATTCAGGAGGATACACTAATGGATTTGATTATAGTTTGGTTGGTATTACTCCAAAAGATAACGCATTGATGTTGGATGATGCAACAAAAAGTTTTTTTAGATTAGAATTTTACAAAACACCAAATAATGTTGCACCAAATAGAAGCAACAGAAAATTAGTTTTTGCTAAGAATCTTTCATTGCCAACAGGTGAAAAATATTTATATGGTCAATTAAATCAATATATATTTCTTCCTGTTTTTAAAGGTTCAAATTATGAAAATAAAGAAAATATGTATTTTTTTTGGTTTCACGATGATGAAGCACTGAAAGGTACTGAATATACAGGAGATACATTTTTTATGACTGCCAGATTTTTCAACGGTGAAGATGGTTCAATTGATAATTTCACAACATCAGGTTTAACCCAAGGACAACAATTGATTGAAAGTTCGGATATGTATTATAAAGTTATAATAAACAGAAATGATTTTTCTTATGTGACATATGGTTATGATGGAGTAAATCAATTAGATAGAGTTGGACAAACAAATAATCCAATAACTTTTTTTCAACAAAGATCATAATGGATAAAAATTACTATAAAATATTACTTAATTCAGGTTCAACTTACAATATTCCCGTTTGGTTAGATAATACTATAGACGAAATGGGTGTTATGGTTGGTTTTGATGGTAATATAGGAATAGAAAATCATTTATGTGACTTCACATATATAACAACAACAGGAAGTACAACAATAGAAGTTTTTAACACTGCTGATCCTTCTGTATTAAGATCTATTACAGAAGCAATATTCACAGTAAATTGGGGTGATGGAAACATGTCCGATTTACCTGTTAGTGTATCTAACACATTATCATCTACAACTCACACATATTCGGGATCGGGAATATATACTGTTTCAATCAGTTTGAATTCACCATGGTCCAATCAAGTTATTGAAAAAACTCTACCAATCCCAGTACCTGATGATGTTTTTAATAAACCAAATCCATTGGGAACTTTTACTGGACTTACAATTCCTGCTTATGTTAATTTAACAGGACAAACTCAAAATTATTTAAATGATTTAAATTATACAAATAATACAGGATACACCACTTTCAATTTTATGGCATTGGGTAGAAGTCGAATTGATGAATTCCAACTTTATGGAGGAGGTTATAGTGGAATAACTACAGGAACAACGGATAGTGGAACAACAATTTATACGGCATATACGATTGATAATCTTCAATATTTTGATTATCCTGATGGTATTACTCAGATAACAGGTACCACTTCGGATTTTTACATGGAATCAGTTTTCAATAATATGATAACTAGAAATGAACATTTTATTGGTTTCATTGATGATCCGATAATCTATTCAGATGTTTTTATTAAAAGAGGACAACAAAGTGTATTGGAACAAACCCTTAGATTGAGTGAAATTGATAATACAGGTTTATTACAAATCTATGGAAATGGATATTTTAATATTCAAAAACAATAAAAATTATATTTATAATAAAAGTTTATGGCAATAGGAACTTACGGAGTAATAAGACCAAGTGATGTATCACCAGCAGATGTTGATATTTTTTACTATTATGTTAGTGGTTTAACCACAACTGCACCCG